GCCAAGACGACCACGGTGATCACAGATACCAACCCAATATAGAACGGTAACTTTACGAGGATCGTTCTTTGCACCCATATCATCAAACATCTTCACAAGAGTTTTTGAGTTCATTTCACGAAGCTTATGACAGTACATATGATAACGTGTTGCAGACATAGCAGCATCACGCATCTTCGTAGGAACTGTAAGGCGATTGCAGAACTCTTCAACTACAGGCACACCCTTCACATCATGACCGTAATGCTTAGGCAGTTGATCACGAGGAGTTAGACCCTTGCCGAAGTCGTGAACTAGGCAACCCAGCATGATATCCAGTCTATCAGCAGGAGCAAGACTGGCACCCTGCTGCAGAACCAGCATGGTGTGCTCGTATGCATCACCTTCTGGATGCCACCGCCGAGATTCCAGAGCAGTCTTTAGTCGATAGACTTCAGGAAACAGAACGTGTAGAGCATCACATTCAAGCAGGGTATCGAAGAACAGCCGAGGATGTGGTTCCATCAGAGCACGACTCAGCTCTTTCCAGACCCGTTCAGCAGTAAGTTCATTTAGTGTACCCTTCTTTGCCATCGAAGCAACCAGAGCAACCGTCTCAGGTGCAACAGTCCATTCCGAACCCAGACGAGCGCGGAAACGAGCCAGTCGAAGAACCCGAACAGGGTCTTCTTCGAAAGCGTTAGATGTATGACGCAGGACTTTGTTATCCAGGTCATCCTCACCGCCGTAAGGGTCGAAAATATCCAAGCAATAATCATTGAGCTTAGACACTTCGATTGCCATGCTGTTGGTAGTTAGATCACGACGACCCAGGTCTTCTTCTAGAGTAACATCTGCTCCAAACTCAGAAGTAAAGCCCAGGTAACCAATCCCGGTCTTTTTTTCACGGCGAGCCAGAGCGTATTCATCACCTGTCTCTGGGTGCAGGAATACAGGAAAGTCAGCGCCAACTTTTTCGAAGCCGGCAGCCAACATTTCATCAACGGATGAACCGATTACTACATAGTCTTTGTCCTTGGGTTCCAGACCCATCAGTATGTCGCGAACAGCGCCACCTACTAGGTATGTTTTCATTGGTTCACCTCTTTTCATATTATTATACTATATCAATTCTGATAGAGTGTAAACTACTTTTTCTTCCAGAATGAAGTTAACGATACGTGGCGGCACTGTATCACAGAACATTTACAGCATGGTTTTGATTCTTTCGACTTGCGCTCGTAAGAGCAAGTCGAACAATCTTTGATCTTATTCACTGATTTACCTCACTACCGTTTTCAATTAACTCACCTGCGTCTCCACGGAAGTCAACATCGGAAAGGATGGATTGCGGCTTGAAAGTTACACGGTGATGATAGACACTCACGTCAGCAGTCTCAAGTTGTTCAGCGAAATACGTCACGTTATCAGACAGACCAAGGAAGTGCTTTTTGAAAGCATTGGGCCCAATCTTACAGGTGACTTCCAGCTGTGTCGTCTGGTCTTCGATAGAACAACGACCTTCGATAGTCAACATGTAGGTGTCGGTGATACCGTTATAGAACACGATACGACGGTCGATTTCAAAGTTGTCAGCGGCCTTTGAGATATTATAAGAAGCAATTGACGCATCATCTTCACAACCAGTAAGAGTAAGAATGGAGATACCGGCGATTGCTGCGATAATAATCTTGTTCATGATGTTTTGTTCCTTTTCATTTAAGATCTGTTAAGGCGCGATGCCTACACGATAGTCGTATTCGTATTCTTCGTATTCTTCGTCATACTCACCACGGGCTTCCGCAACCCAGTCGTGATATGCTTGAGTCGGTTCGCCAGTTTTAAACCGCAATTCAGTATCACCGCCTGCCCAGCGCGCTTCCTTGCAAATCACAGGAGTACCGTGCAGGATACGAGCAACTTGATCAAGCACCCAATCTTTGTGATGCGAACCATCGATGCCGCCGTAAGCCATAATGTATTTTAGAGCCCACTGCTCTTTGGACAGATCGCTGCCTTCGGTGGTGTCAAACTCGCCAAGGTAGCCTTCCATCATTCAAACTCACACACCATTTCTTCATAGTAGAGGCAGTCAGCAACATACTCGGGATCGTAGTTTGAATAAACAGACTCAAGATACATCTGATGAGCATGAAAGTCTTGCTCTGCTTCAAGATGTTCTTGAAGTACTGCGTCATATGATGCGCAGGCAGACAGAAGGAGTGCAGTAGTGATAGCGACGTATTTCATTTTTATTTCCTCAGCTTGCGGTATAGAAGATACAGAATTCGTTCAGAAGGCGCTTATAGACATCAACTGCAAAGGTGAAGAAGTCTCCATCTGTTTTTGCGATACGATCACCGTAGTGAACGGTGTCTTCATTCCAGACCCAGTTTTTGCGAAACTGCTTCATATTAACTTTGAACTGCATCTTTGTTCCTTTCGTTCCTTACAGAATCAGTATAAACTATTTGAAAGGAGGTGTCAACCCCACCAGAAGAACAAAAAGTATACCGTAAGAACGATCCAAGGTGCTAGTGCGATAGAAATATTCTTTAAACTTACATCAGCAGAAGTGTGTGCGAAACACGCCAACCAACAAAGAGTCCACATGACGGATAGAAACAGTCCCTTAATAATCAATACGTCAGTCATTCTTCCTCCACGAGCATACGCCCAATTTGTTTCACCTTCGGCATAGCCTTCAGCAAACGCCGAAGATGCTTACCGCGAATCTGAAGTTGCCACTTTCCATTGATGTGGCAAATACGTCGACCGCTATTTTCTTCGTTACGGTCAAAGATCTCAGTAACTTTAATCACAAGAGTACGTGTATCATACCAGTGTTGAATTCCCTTAGGTGATGTCTGATGTGCAGATCCGTTAGGAAGAGCCTTTCCTTTAACGTATCCTAACTCAATACGACGCCGAAGCTTTTCATAGGTCATTTTACGACGTCTGTTAGCATCGGCGATTAACTGATTAAGATGATCTTCGTTCACATTACGCTTCCACGTGTTTCAAAAAGTTATCCATATAACGACGAATGTTCTCTGCGCCAACAGGATTCTTAGAATGTACTCGAAAATAGAAGTTCTTAGGCATCTGGACTCCGTCCATAACCATCTCACAGAGACGCTGAGCAATCTCATACCCAGTGAGTTGACCGTCGCCAAGATCGTGATCAAAAGAGATCATCTTCGGAAAACCGAGACTTACCACGATCTCAAGTACTTCATTCCAGTTGCGAGCAATGATCCACTCGCCTTCACGATAGAGAAGTTGATCTTCCCAAGTGAGCCACTTCACGTTGATCGGGTCGCGCTCGTCGTCGATAAACAGGCGGTAAGTCATTCTTTTTCCTTCCGTTCTTTACAAGACTAGAATATACCGATTCTAAATGAATGTCAACTGATCTTCAGAGAAGAATTCCGAGAGCAATACGCTCTTCTTTAGTCAGTTTGCTAAGAGCAGAAGCCTTGAGCTCCTCCTTACGCTTCTCGGCAGCCTCACGAGCACGGCGCTCCTCATCTTCTTTCTTGTGCTTAGCCCACCAGACCTCGACGGTCTTTCGCTTCACACCAGCTTCATCCCAATTCACCTGATTGAACAGCATCTTGACACGGCCTTCGAGTGTAGTGTCATTTCCGTACTTTTCTACTGCACTAAGAATGCCGCAGAGCGCAGCTTCAAAGTGTTTCATCGTCATTCCATGACGAGATGAACGATCCACACCATCCCAATCCATAGGGTCACGACAAGGCATTTTAGTTCTCCTTCTAAGTCTGTTCCATATCATATAAATATAAAGTACACTGATTCTAAACGAATGTAAACAGGAAAATGATATGATAACAAACTACCTCTCTCCTCTTGAGTTCAGGGCTGTCATAAAGAGACTCCCTAACGTCCAGTTCTTTGTTCAGAGAACAACAATACCTAGCATAAGCCAAAACCCAGTGGAGATCCAAACTCCTTTCAATAGGACATTTCACAGTGCAGATAAGTTGCAGTATTCTAATTTTGAATTTACATTTATAGTAGATGAAATGATGGATAACTATCTTGAAGTATTCAATTGGATGAAAAGTGTAACGTTTCCTGAAAATTATGCTCAATATAAAAATATAAAAGATTCAGAAAATGGCATTTACTCGGATGTAACTGTTCAAATTCTAAATAGCCATAAGAATCCTGATATAGAAGTTACATACGTGAACTGTTTCCCAATTGCGCTATCCGACATAGTTCTTGACACTACACAATCTGACGTAGTTTACCCAGAAGTCACTGCAACTTTCCAATATGACTATTTTAACGTAACACGTTTAAAAGATTGACATTTTTCTTATTCTAATATAGAATATACAGAAAACATATATATTTTGGAAGGCTTTATTATGACTCTTGAAGAAATAAATGAGATGTGGGCAAAAGACGCAAAGATTAGCGAAGCTGATCTTGGAAATGAGGCTCTAAAGATTCCAATGCTTCACAATAAATATTACACAATATATGTGAAGGAAATTCTTCGCGTTAAAAAACTGAAGATGGAACTCAAAGAACTCGAGATGGCCAAGTACGAGT